AACGGAACTAATGAGACTAGACGAACTCTTGCTGCAAACTGTGATGTGCAGTTTGATCCAATAAAAAATAGAGGGGCTAACTAGTGGATAAACAATATTACATAGACAATCATATAGGGTTATTTAAGAACTTTATGCCTAATGAATTGATAGATGATTATACAAGTTATTTTAACAAGTGTGAACAACAAGGTGCAGTATATCCAAGACGAGAAGATGAGATGTTAGTATCTGATAATGCAATAGATACTATTAGAGACACTAATGTTCCTATGACTTATAATAACAAACCTTTTATAGATATGTTTTTTAAAGAAGTATATCCTTTGTATGTTCAAAAATATTCATACTTAAAAAAATTAGCTACCCACAATATACTTGAAGTTAAAATACAAAAAACTAAAGTAGGTGAAGGTTATCATTTTTGGCATTGTGAAAATGCTGAAATGAAAGCAAGAAATAGAATACTAGCTTTTATGGTTTATCTTAATGATGTAACCGAAGGTGGAGAGACAGAATTTTTATATCAAAAGTGTAGGTTTAAACCTGAAAAAAATACACTATTAGTTTGGCCATCACAGTTTACACACATTCATAGAGGCAACCCACCTTTGTCGAATGACAAATATATAATAACGGGATGGGTAGAATACGGATATTAATATGATAACAGAACCACGTTGGAAATCTTATATAGTTGAAACTACAAAACCAATCTTTACACCTGAACAATGTAAAATGATTATTGCAGCTGGACGTGCAGAGCCTAAACAAAATGCCTATGTTGGAAACAAAAAAGGTATTAAAGGCGGTGTGTTAGATACTCAAACTAGAACCTCACATATTAGTTGGATACCATTTAAAAAAATGGCTGACATGTATAAAGACATTGAACATATTATGAAGACAACTAACGGTAATCATTTTGGTTTTGATGGAATGACTATTACAGAGATGGCACAATATACAGAGTATCCAGAAGGTGGTTTTTACGAATGGCATGTAGACAATGATGTAAACTGTGCACACGAACCACCTGTTAGAAAAATATCAATGACGTTACTACTATCTCCTGAAACAGAGTTTGAAGGAGGGGATTTGGAATTAATGACTGAAGGTAAAATTGCTAAATTAAAACAAGGTCATGCAATATTCTTTGCATCATTTATTAGACATAGAGTTAAACCTGTAATACGTGGTAGAAGACAATCACTAGTTATGTGGTTTGGAGGAACACCATTTAAATAATGCATAGAGATTTACATTTTCCAACACCTATATATATTGCAGATATAGAACACCCAACCTTAAATCAAGAATTGGAAAGAGATATTGTAGCTTGGTCTAATAAAGATAAAGGTATAACAAGAACCAATGTACAAGGTTGGCACTCACCCACAAATATGGCTGAGTTACCTGAATATAAAAAACTAGCTAATATGTTATATGCATGTCAAAAAACTATTTATGATCAAGAGCATTTAGATAGTGAACCTGTACTCGGTAATATGTGGGCTAATATAAATCCACCCGGTGGGATGAACAGAGCACATCAACATCCAAACTCGTTATGGTCTGGTGTATATTATATCAAAGCACCTAAAAACTCAGGACATTTAAAAATAGATGATCCAAGATCTGTCGCTTGTATGGTTAGACCAAACCAGAAAAAAGGTCCAGTGCCACCAAGATTATTTAGAGAAACACATTACGAACCAGTTGCTGGTAGATGTATTATGTTTCCATCATGGTTAATGCACTGTGTTGATCCTAACCAATCTAATGATATAAGAATATCAGTATCGTTTAATTTTTTACAGAAAGGTATGTTTGTATGACATTTCAAACTAATAAATATCAAGTAATAAAGAACGCTGTATCATACGATCTAGCTAACTTTATATTAAACTATTTTTTACTTAAACGAGATGCCGTAGGTTATATGTACGAACATAACATACACTCACAGTCTCCGATCCTTGGAACATGGACCGATCAACAGATACCTAATACCTATTCTTGTTATGGTGATTTTGCTATGGAAACTCTTATGGTTAAGATGTTACCAGTAATGAAAAAACACACTGGCCTAGATCTATGTCCTACTTATTCCTATGCAAGAGCCTATAAAAAAGGAGATACTCTACACAGGCACAAAGACAGACCTAGTTGTGAAATATCTACAACACTTAATTTAGGTGGTGATCCTTGGCCTATATTTATAGATGGTACAGGAGCTAATAATGTTATTAATGAAAGACAAAATGTTGTAAAACCCAACGCTCCAGCAGGCACGAAAGTCTTGCTTGAAGTGGGAGATATGCTAGTATATAGTGGATGTGAACTCGAACATTGGCGAGAGCCTTTTGACGGGAACATTTGCGGTCAGGTATTTCTACATTATAATCATGTGAATGGCCCATTTGCAGACAAAAATAGATTTGATGGAAGAGCCAAGCTAGGCCTACCATCAGGTGTTAAATAGTATTATAATGAGGTTATATGTTACAAAAACTAGGATTCTTACCAGGGTTCAATAAACAAGTTACATCTACAGGTGCTGAGTCTCAATGGATAGACGGAGAGAACGTTCGTTTTAGATATGGTACACCTGAAAAAATAGGTGGCTGGAACCAATTAGGTGAATCAAAACTTACAGGCGCAGCTAGAGGTTTGCATCATTTTGTAAACAAAGAATCTACTAAATTTGCAGCTATAGGAACTAACAAAATTTTATACATATATTCTGGTGGTGTTTACTATGACATTCATCCTTTAGTTAATCCAACAGGTACAGCACTTACAAATGCATTTAGCACAACTAATGGATCACCAACAGTTACAATAACTTTTCCAACACCACATACTTTTCAAGCTCAAGACATTATTTTATTTAGTGATTTTTCTACAATTACAAATTCTAATTTTGTTGCCGCAGATTTTAATGATAAAAAATTTATGATAACAAGTGTACCAACAACTACTACAATCACTATTACAATGCCTTCTAATGAAACAGGTAGTGGTGCAACAACATCAGGTGGAATAAAATACTACCAATATTTTCACGTAGGACCAGCAGAACAACTAGGTGCGTTTGGTTGGGGTATATCATTATGGGGTGGTAACATTTTAGGTGCATTAACAACTACTTTAAATGGTTTATTAGGCGACAACACAAACGGTAATAATGGTTCGGCTACAGAAATTACATTAGCTAGTACTACTGGTTTTCCAAGTTCCGGTACAAACTTTATTCAAGTAGGGACAGAGGAAATATCATACACAGGAATTACAGGTAGTAAATTAACTGGTATAACAAGAGCTGCGCGAGGTTCAACACGAGCTGCGCACAGTAATGGTGCTACTGTAACTAACACTTCTTCTTTTACAGGTTGGGGATCACCAGCAGCTAACACTGACCAAGTAACAGATCCTGGTCTATGGTCCTTGGATAATTTAGGAACAACACTTATCGCTTTAATACATAACGGAGAATGTTTTCAATGGGATGGTGATGCAACTAATGCAACATCAACAAGAGCTACAATTATATCAGGTGCACCAACAGCGTCACGTGATATGTTAGTATCTACTCCCGATCGTCACTTAGTATTTTTTGGAACAGAAACAACTATTGGTGACAAGACTACACAAGACGATATGTTTATAAGATTTTCTTCTCAAGAAGATATTACAGATTACACACCAACAGCTGAGAATAGTGCCGGTACACAAAGACTGGCCGCTGGCTCACGGATCATGGGAGCTAAACTTGGTAGAAATGCAATATACATTTGGAGTGATACATCTTTATTTACTATGCGTTTTGTTGGAACTCCTTTTACATTTGCATTTGAACAAGCAGGTACTAACTGTGGATTGATTGGTATGAATGCAGCAGTAGAAGTTGATGGTGCTGCATACTGGATGTCTGATAATGGTTTCTTTAGGTATACTGGTAAGCTAGAATCAATGGACTGTTTGGTAGAAGATTTTGTTTACGACGATCTTAACACTACATCTAATCAATTAATTTATTGTGGTATTAATAACTTGTTTGGTGAGATTACTTGGTTCTATCCAACGTCTACATCTAATGTAAATACTAGAGCGGTTACATATAGTTATTTAGATTCAACTGCTAAACGACCTATATGGTTTACTAATGCAAGTGCTTTGTTTCCTAGAAGCACATGGGAAGATTCATCTGTATTTGGTTTACCACATGCAACAAAATATAACGCAAGTGATGATGCATCATTTGATGTAACTGGTAATACCGAAGGCGTAACTATATACTTTGAACACGAAACAGGAGTCAATCAGCAAGAAGCAGGGACTACGGCTGTAGCTATTCCAGCTAACATTACATCAGGTGATTATGACATTACACAAAAAGTTGTTAGAGGTGCTGCAACTAATTTAGGTGATATTAGAGGTGATGGTGAAAACATTATGAGAGTTAGTAGAATTATACCTGACTTTATATCACAACAAGGAAATGCTATTGTACAATTAGATTTAAGAAATTATCCAAACGATGCAGCAGCTAGCTCATCACTAGGTCCATTTACTGTAACATCTACAACCGATAAAGTAGACACTCGTGCCAGAGGTAGAGCTATAGCTCTTACAATATCTAATACAGCAGTAGATACTAGTTGGAAATTGGGTACTTTTAGATTAGATATACAAACTGGAGGAAGACGATAGTGTCAATTACAAGATTACAACAAGCTAGACAAATGTATGCACTAGGTAAACTAGTTGAAAGAGTTGGTGGTATTATGGGAAGTAATGGTGGATCTATGTTAGTTACTCCAACAAGAGATGGTAGTCGACCAGGATATTCAGACACAGGACCTGGAGGTAATCCAGGCGATGTAGGTGCAGGTCATACTGGAGATTCTATTGGTGGTGGCAACGGTGGTGATTACAATTATAGAGGTCCTGCTGATTTAGGTGTTACAACTAGAACAGTTAATAAAGTTACCGCACCAAATGCTAAAGAATATATAGGTGGTAAAGCATTTGATGTAACACCAGATACAAAAGATGAAAGAGAAAGAGCAAAAGTTAAACAATCAATATTAAATCCGACTGTTAAAAGAAATAAAATATTTGATCCTATATCAAACAGCTTTATAAATCCTCTTGCATCTACACAAAAAAAAGGATTTGGTTTATTAGATTTAGCTTTATTTGCATTAGGACCGCTTGGTGTATTAGGGCAAAAAGGAAAAACAATAGCTTCAGCCATTAGTTTAGGTAAAAGAGCAAAAAAAGGTTTGGACACAGTAACATCAATAGCAGATCAATTTGATATTGAAAATCCAATTGGTAATTTGTTTAGCGGAAATAATAAATCAACATCTAAATCTAAATCAACATCAAAAAATAATACAACTACTAACAATAATGGTGGTGGTGACGGCGAAGGAATAGCAACACTAGAAAATCAAGCAAGTGGTTATGATGAATATATATTATTATTACAAAAGCTACAGTCAGGAAATATTTCTGACTCAGAACGAAATAGATATAATGTGTTAAAAAATAAATTAGGAATATAATGGCTAAAATAGTACAAACATTAACCAGAGCAAGTAACGAGTACGAACCAGATGTTGCTCAGTCCCTAGTTAGAGATTTAGATGCTGTTCTTGAGAAACTTAACACTACATTTCAAGAAGAATTAAAACAGGAGATAGAAGCTAGAAGCTTCTTTTTACAATAATGGCCGTAGTCAATCAATATAAATTTGTAGGTGTAGATAATAGTACAACAGGTAGTGCACTTACACCTTTTGGATCAGGTGTTCCTGCAGTTAATGAAACTATAGTTATTAAATCAATATTAGTTACAGCAGCTGGTACACCTAGTGTGACTGTAACAAACAACAGTATTACAGCTATCAAATCTGCAGCATTAACAGCTAATGTTACAACAGAATTATTAACCCAACCGCTAATAGTAGAAGGTGGTAAAACTTTTACAGTTCAAGCAAGCACAACAGACT